GGTTGATGTTCCTCCCCCGCCTCCTGTGGTTGGCTGTCCGCCACTGCTTGACCCAAACGAGGTTGATGCCAGTCGGCTGATCTGTGCGCCTGTTGCAGCGGCTGCTGTGGCTGCGAATGCTGCACCGACTACTGGACCACCAATGTTTGACCCTCTGCGGTATGATGCTGTAACTGCTGCCTGCCCGTTGATAATAGCCTCAGACAATGCGGCAGCCTTACCAATAGCAAACAATTCGCGGCTGCCGGTTTGCATCAAGGTTGCAAGGTTGCTTAACGATTCGGTTAAGATTGCTCTGCGTGCTTTGGCTTCTCTGTCTGCAATAGCCAGTCGTGCCTCAGCCCCATCTTGTTCAATGCGGTTCAGCATTGCTTGATGGTCTTCTGCCGTGATTTCGTCAATGCGTAAAGCCTGATCCAACAGGTCTCGCTTTTCTTGCTCACGGTGCTGCAATAATTCCAGCTCAGACATGTGCGATTCCCGAATCGCTTGGATGCGTCCTGCAAGCTGCTCGCGTAGTTTTTCGAGATCTTCTGCTTGCTGTTGCTGCTGTTCTGAATCGTCTTCAGTGCCCGGCAATGCTGGGATGTCCATAGCTTCACGCGCTGCGACCACTTCTTGCGCTGCTCTTTCTGCTGCGTCCTTAACCCCAGCCACCCAATTATTGAGGTTTTCGGATGGCAAAGGCATCGTGAATAGTTCTTCTAATTGGCTTGCTGCGTCACCTAATGAAGCCTGTGCGCCCTGAACTAATTGCTGTAACCTTTGTGTGGCTTGGCTTGGTTCAGGAATGATCTTGTCGATNTCAACGCCAGGTATNTTGTTGATCTGGTCAATTAGATCATTTATGCCTTCTGATATGCTTTTCTTTGCGTCATCCCATGCGCGAGTAATGCCCAAAAATGTTTGCACCGCACCCAATCGCAATGCAGCGAATGCCACCCGAATGGCTCCAACTGTGATTTGCAAACCTCTAAACGCATCACCAGCAAACCCTGCGCCCTTTATGATTAGGTCAAAGGCTCGCTCTGCGATGTTGCTTAGGAAATCGTGTTCATCAATCAATGTTCCAAGTTCATCGGCTATGCCCTGCAATACAGGAGAAAACTGAACTGCAAGCTGCTGGGTCAATCCTTGAAAGCCTACACCAATTTGGCTCAATGAATCGTTGGCAGCTTCAATCTTAGCTGCATCAACATCAGTCAATGCGCCACCGAATCTATTCAGCTCTTGCGTTGCTCGCGCAATGTCATCACCGCTAATCTGTGATATGGCTGCGCCTGCCCTACTGCCGAACAAGTCGGATGCAATAGCAGCACGTTCTGCGGCTGGTACGTTTTCGCGCAATGCCTCGTTAATGGTTTGAATGCGCTGGTCTAGCGGTAGATCAGCCACTTCTTGAGCTTGCAAGCCTAAACGAGCAAAGGCATCAGCGGCTGAACCGCTGCCTTGAATGGCTGTACCCAGTCGGGTGTTAAGGTTTCGTGTTGCGCTTTCAAGCTGGCTTGAAGATACACCTGCAAGCTGTGCTGCTCGGTTGGTGCGCTGTAGAGCGTCTGTGGTTGTGTTGAGCTGTCGTGCGAGCTTGGCTTGCTCATCTGCTGATCGCATGCCAGCGGTAACAAGTGCGGCTCCTGCTGCGGCTGCGGCTGCTGCGGCTGCTGCGCCCCATTTTGCAATGGCAACACCAGATGACCGCAAGGTTGATTGCAGGTTGCTGTCGTCACCTGTAATGCGTACTCTTACGCCACCTTGCATTGTCATCGCTTACCGTCCTTAATCTTCCTGAGCATTCGATACATGCGCTTTTTAGCTTGTTCGTCTTCACGCTCTTGGGTCTGTCTTCGCTTCGCCCATAGCACGGCTTGAATTTCGCCAAGCGTCATTGCTCTGACCTCTGACGGTTTAAGCCCTAGATCAGACACCGCAATGCCGTACAACTCGCGCCAATCTACTTCGCTTTGCTCGCCTGTGGCTTTTTTTTACCGTCACCTTCGGGGTAGGTTCCCTCTTTAGGTGGCGGCATTAAAGCAACTAAAATAGTATCGGCAAGATTCAGAACGTTGATTCCTAAGCCGCCAGTCTCAGCGAACACGTCCTCAGCGGAAACCTTGCCACCTGCGTAATTGATAACGTCTGAAATCAATTCACAAGCTGCACCACTGGGCAGGTCGTTCTGTGACATACGGATAACCATCTGGCTGATTGATCGACCCGGCTTGCGCTCAAGGTAGTTAATCAAATCCAGATTGGGTCGAACCTTGTAGTCTTCATCTTGCCAAGTGATTTCAATATCGTTCCATATGGAAGCCATTAGGTCACCTTAATGAACGCGCCTGAAGACTGTAAAGATACGTCAATGCTAACAGCATCGTTGTATTCCATGGTTGTACCAACTGAAGCAATAAAGAAGTCGCCTTCGCGCTGATAGGTTCCAAAGTCAAAGCTAATCGGAACAATGCAGTCGCTGCTTAAAGCGGTATCAATCAGGCTTTCATCATTGCTGTCAAACATGAAGGTTACTGAAGCCTCAACAGACTTCTCCCCAGCGGTTGACAAGATGCGCTGAATGCCGTCATCACCGTCAGAAGTGACGTTAACAGGCTCGTTGTTGATGGTCATTGATTTGGTTCGCGCAACTCCAACAAGAGTGCCGTCAATGGTTACAGGGATTTCACGCCCTAAGATTTCGTTTGCCATTTTAAAGCCCTCCTCAGAGCTTGCGTGTTATGACTCTGTAACGCAACACGCCATGCGGTGTTAGTCCGTCTGAGTCGATAAAGGTTTCAGCCATCTCTTGATCGATTCCGATCAGATCAAAGCCGTTGATTGATATACTACCACGGTGCAGAGAATCATAACAACTACCCATCAATGGCTTAACGTTAACATAACCGCGCTGCCCTGTGGTGTCCCAAACATGAACCGTAATAGTTGACTCAAAGCCTAACTCTAAGTCTGTGTCAAACTCAATGTGAGTATCGTTGCCGATTGTAACATATACCGCTTGCACATTGTCGGGCGCGTTGCCTTCACTGTACACCGTAACGTTCAGGTCGTTGGTCAACTTGTTAAATACTGCAATCTGCAATTCAGCCGCTATGCCCATGCTCATACGTCACCCCTCTGCTGGGTTGTGCGGTTGACCGCATCCTGTACTCGCTTCAGTATGGCTCTGCGGTTTGCTTCTAGGGCTGGGTTAAGCCAAGGTCTAGGCAACATGTTTCGAGTACCAAACTCAAGCATTCCGGCATACTCTAAGGTGGAACCCACAAACACGCTGTCAGATGTAACATCCACCTGAACAGAGCCAACTAATCGCCCAGTGTCGGTGTTAGGTGCATTGCCTGCTGCGGCTGCAATGTGTTGGTATGTACTACCACCTGCGCGGCTGCGTGTCACTGTCCGACCGCTTGACTTTTCCTGAATAGACCGAATAGCTGTGTTGCGAACATCGTTTCCAGAAACAACCAGTGCATCAGCAACAGCTTTACCATAAGAATCTGCCAGCTTTGCAAGGTTGCGCTGAACCTCTTCAATGCCTTGTACCTGAACATTGCTCACGTCACCACCCCATCTTCCGCGAAAATCTCAAGCCACTTGTCGCGTTCTTCTAGGTTAATAATAGCACGAATCTGTAAAGCCTTGCCCTTGTAGGTCACTCGGTCGGCTGTCGTGATTAGATCGGTGTAGCGGATGAAGATCCTAACCTGTGTGGTGGCTTCCAGCCGGTCAGCTCGATAGCGTTCTGTGCCTGATACAGGCTTCACATAGGCTCGGGTCGATAGCACCGGAACCCATGCAACCGTCGCGCCTAGACCTGTCTGTGTGGTCTGCGCTTGCTCAAAGACTACTGGAGTCCTGAGCTTGCCAGCATTTAAACTACAACATTCCATGATTGCACCTCACAAAAGTTGGGTGTACAATCGGTACAGCAATAAAGAAATTTGGTGAGACATTATGATTAGACATGAAGTGGCCGTAAAAGTTTTGGATTATAACCCTCAAACAGGAAAATTTATTTTTAAAGAAAAAGATGAAGATGTTGAGCCTAGGCAACAATTTAGAAACATATTTAATACTCAGTTTGCTGGCAAAGAAGCTTTTTGCCGAGTGAGCACAAAAGGATATTTTTACGGAACTGTTATGGGTAAAAGATACAGTGCGCACAGAATGGCTTTTTTTATTTATCACGGAAGATGGCCTAAAGGCGACATTGACCACATTAACGGAAACCCTCAAGACAATCGAATAAATAATTTGAGGGAGGTTTCTAAAGAGCAAAACCTTAGGAACATGAAAATAAAGACCACTAACAATAGCGGTTTTACCGGTGTTTTTTGGTCTAAAAATGCAAGCAAATGGACTGCCCAAATTAGACACAACCAGCGGGCCATACATCTCGGTTATTTTGATACGCTTGAAGGAGCGATTTGCGCACGAAAAGAGGCAAACAAAAAATACGGATACCATCCAAATCACGGAATGAGGTAATTTCATCCTTTTGATCCCTCTCACGCTGTCGCTCGTTGACTATTCATTAGTACACCGCCATCCTGCGAGGGTTGATGTAAGGAACTAGCAACTCAGCCGCGCCTGACTTACGTAAAGCCTCACCTGCCGCGCACTCGCCTCGGTGTTCGTACAGGTAAGCTGCTGC